TCATCTGAACTGATGGTCAACGTTCCCGATGACACACGGCCCAAAAGACGATTTTCGTCGTGGTTTAAATATGCACGAACATCATCACCCATCACATCGCGAAATGCACCCGGTGCGATTTGTTCGTAAAAACCACCCATGTTTTCAGAATCTGAATTGTATACCGCTGCAAATCCGCAAACAACTACGCCTTCATCTTCTTTGATTTCGACATCTTCCATTCGGTATTCCGAACGAACGATTTCGTTTTGTTTCAATCTTATTTCAGCGGATTCGGAAATGTTGACAACGATTTCGTCACCATTTTTTCCCATCACGCGCTTTTCTATATTCTTGACCATAGTTTTTTTATTCTTCGCCGTCGGCGTTCACATCTTGGTTTGCAACATCAATCATGTTCAACGGTTGCAAATAAGCATCACCGCCGTCAATTGGGGGCATGTTTTCAAGTTTACGCACATCGTTTGCGCTGATCCATCCCCATTGGCGTCCCTTTGTGTAAGCCTCGTATCTTGAACGAATATCACCACGCAACAATCCGTCCATATTAAAACGAATGTAATATTCTGAATCTTGCAAAAACAACTTGCGGTTGAATTCTGATTCCCAGCGTTTCACCCATGGCAAGATTGTGTTTCTTTGGAATTGGATTCCTTGTTCTTCGATGTTGGCGCGTGTGCTTGAATTCTCTAATGATCCAAGATAGGCCAATGGAATGCGGAAAAATCTCGCGATATCTTCAACGCCGAATTTCCTTGTTGATATGAATTGCGAATCTTGTGGGGAAACACTCATTTTCTCTACGCTCATTCCCTCTTCTAAAATCGCCGTTCTGTGGCTGTTATCCATCGAAGTATTACGTTGTTCCCATGATCTCATTAAACGCTTATACGCTTCGTCTGAAAGGCGTCCCGGATGCGTTAACACTGCCGAAAGGTTTGCGCCTCTGCCAAAGAATGAACCGCCAAATCTATCCGCTGCCAATCCTAATCCGATGGATTCACGTGCGGCTTCAAGAACTGATTTTCCAACGATACCGTCAAAACTTAATCCAACCAAATGAATCATTTCCGAATCATCAAACGTTTCTTTTCCGTGTATTGTATAGAACTTTTCATCCTTATATACTTTCACTTCAACGTTGTTGGCGTGAACCGGTATCAATCGGGTTGGTGTTCCGGCTTGATCGCGTTGTATAACAATGAACGCGTTCCCGTGTAGACACAAATTCGCTTGACACATTTCACGAAACGTGAAGTCCGTCATCATTGCATTTGGATTGTGAATTATTTTGTTGATCGGGTGAGCGTCGGCCGTCATGACAACGCCGTCTTTTGTTTGCTTAACATCCCACGGCAATGCGGCCATCGTTTCCGATATGACGCGAACGGCCCCAAATACGGCCGACAATTGCATTGCTGAATTTTCTGTGACTGCGATCCCGGTTGCGGAATCATTGCCGCCCATAAGCCATTCGGCTGGATTCGACAAAGAAGTTGATGGGCGGTTCGGATTGTTTCTAAATGCTCCGACTATTCGCCCAAATAAATTTTGATTTTCGGCCATCCGTTTGAAAATGATTGTACAATTCGGTGTGAATATACGTTATCATTTGCAACGTTCAAAAACAAAAAAAAGGGACGTCACCACAACGCCCCTTCAACCAAACACCAAACGGATCAGAACGATCCGTGGTTCACTAAATGCTTTTGTGTATTGCCGCTTTTCTTTTCAATCGTTCGGCCAATGCTGCTTTTGAAAATGAAACGTACCGGGTGCATTCTTTCAGCACAACGCCCAAAGGCGTGATTGATTCAACAAAGAATTCTTTTCCCGTTCGCGTCATCTCTATGATGTCGCCTCTTTTTATGTCGTCGACTGGGTTCATATTGTTACAATGTACGAAATCTTTTCTTGTGGTTGCTTGGTTCATGTCTTGAAAATAAAAGGGCGACCGATTGGCCGCCCGGTGGGTTTAATATCCTAATGACTTAACCATTCCGTTTGCCAAATGGTCTAAATAATGAAACACATCTCCGTTTTTAAAGTCAATTTTGACAAGTGTATTTCTGATTTGGCCGTGGTAGCTTTTAGCTTCACAAATAAAATCAACAAGCATTTTGTAAGTTATGCCAAAGTGTCCATCAATTTGAATTTCTGAATTCAATGACTGTCCTTTTTCTTCGATCAAGTTAATTAAATAATTTCTCATGTGGTGGTATTTGGTTGCGTTGGTTCGTTCCAACACTTCAAAGATAACAAAAAAACAACACCATTCACAAAACGTGAAAAACTTTTTTAATTTGTTTGATTCGCTTGCACATCGGTCCGAAAAACATCAACCATTTCGCCTTCGATAATCATGCGGATGATATATCCGTCACCAGTTTGCGCAATCCACGGCGTGAATCCGCATTCAAATAATCTCAAGCCCAATTGTCGAGCGTCGTCAATCTTCATCATAGTAGTCTAATTCCTTGCGATTCATATGTTGACACACCCGTCACATCTTTGCCCTCCATCGTTATCATCTCACCCAATGCCATAATCATCGCAATGATGCCGTCAATCTTGTCACCCGCCTTTGATTTGGAAAATTTTATGTTTTCCGCGTCGTCCTTTTTGGTCACAACATTCGCCGCCATCCATCGCAACATTCCATTTCCGCCGTGATGCAACAATTTCTTTTTGATTAAAATTTCGGCGTTCTTAATTGGCGCAGTCATCGAAATGAACCCTTGTCCAAACGGATCCATTTCAATCCCGGCGTCCGTTAGATTGGCGACCAGTGAATTCGAGTTCCAACGGTCAAACGCTATGGATTGCAAATCGTATAATTCCGCACACTCTTTGACCACGCGTTCAATGACCGCGTAATCGGTTGAATTCCCTTCCGTGACAATCAATTCATTGTCCTTGACAAACGTGTCGTAAGAACCGCCCGTTTGCGTTCGGCGGCGTTCAACGGCCGCTTCGGAAACAAACATTTTCGGAACCACTTTGATTGACCCGTCATCCATCGGGAAAACCATCACGAACGCCGTGACATCTTCAACCGCTGCCAAATCCAAACCGGCGTAGCACTTGCGATTTTTTATTTGTTCCAAATCAATGACGCCAGCCGATTCCATCCATTCCGCGTCAGCAATCCAAGACGCCAAAGAATTGACCCATTGATTCAAATGCAATTGACGAAATGCAATTTCCGCCGATGGCAATGATTTGGCTTCGCGTGACATCTTTTCAAAATACTCCGGTTTGATAGAAACGCCATAATTTGGATTCGCCTTTTTCCAAACATCAACGTCGTGAATATCTTCGCCGGGATTCGCTTCATATATACAAGGTAAAAACGTTTCATCTTCAATCACGCCCGTTTCAACTTTTTTGCCATAGGAGTATAGTTCATAGCAAACGGAAGTTGGATCAAATAAACCGGCCGTTGTTATCGCAATCATTAGTGGTTCACGCCTTGCGCCTTGTGACGTCGCCATCACATCCCAAAGTGCGCGATTCTTGGCGACGTGTAATTCATCATAAACGCAAAGACTGGCCGAAGTACCGTGCAATGTCCCGGCTTCCGCGGCGACCGCTTTCAAATATGAGTTCGTACCATTCAACACGATTGAATTTTGAAATATATTGCATTCTCGCATCAAGATTGTTGAATTGCGAACCATTTGTTTGATCACATCAAAAACAATTTTCGCTTGTTCGCGTGATGATGCGCAACAATAAATTTCCGCACCGGGTTCGCGAACGACAAAGAACACGGCCAAAGCAATCGCGGCGGCCAAATTTGATTTTCCATTCTTGCGCGGGATTTGAACATAGGACGTTCGATATTGACGCGTACCATTGTCGTTCATTGTTCCAAACAATTCCCGAATATATTCTTTTTGCCAGTCCTCTAAGATGAACGGTTTGTTTGCCAATTCACCTTTCACATGAGTACAAACGCGTTCAATGAAATTGATGATCCGGTTGGCTTTTTTTTCGTCGTAATACATTAGTCCAATAAATCTTCAAGTGTTTGTACCTTTTCTTTCATCTCAATCTTTGCGCGTGATGATGCGGTCAATCCGAATTCGGTCATCATCTTCTTTATCTTGTCCCACGACTGGTTCATCAACGCGACTTCCGGGCGTGGACGCCACATCAAATCACCTTGTGTTGTGGTCGTGGAATATGTTGGCCCGTGTTCCTTAACAACGGCGCGCGTTGTCTGATAATCTTCCCACGCATCCGCTAACATTTGCAAAGCCATCCCATCGATTTCAGCAATGACGCCCAAATCATCCAACTTTTTGACCAACCAATCAAACGTTTCGTTGGCGTTTTGGATTGTTGGGGCCATTGGAATGCCGTCGGCTTCCATTCTGTTTTCGTGTCGTGACGCCTCAAACGTGCCTTGCGCTTTCAATATCGCAGTCGGTTTTGGTTTTCTACCTTTTCCCATTTTTTATCATTTTAAAGCGTTTATTGCCCACTTTTTAACTTTTACCCGCTCAAAATTGCGTTCGTAAGTTTCTTGT